AGACTGAGCCTCGCAGCTGAGACAATGAGACACTACCTCCATCTTCGTGGCCTTGGTTGCCTTGGGGTCTACGAAGGTGGCTTACACAGATCAATGTAATCTCCAACTCTTGAACCAGTGTACGAAGCTTCGTCATCATGTTGTCAATAGCTTTACGCTCATCTCCATTGTCTTGACCAGATATAACAATACTGATGTGATCAAGGAATATAACCCTACAATCGCAAGCCTTAGCCATATATCTGATTCTGTTAGCAATGTTGTCCACATCACTGCTACCGAAGTGATCAAAAAGATAGATACGATTACTACCAAGAGTTGCATCGAAAGCATCTTTAAGCTCCTGTTCAGTTGTAGGTGTGTCAGGCAAGTGTAACAGCTTGTTAGCGTGTAAGCTCATGATACTTCGAGCTGTCTTTCGAGTGGACTCTTCAAGGAATAATCCTCCAATGTTCCACTTCGTAGTGTTCAGAATGTTAAACAATATCTCTCGTAAGAATTGACTCTTTCCAAGACCAGAACCTGCTGTGACTGTGATCAACTCAGATGGACGCATACCATAGAGAAGTTTATTCAAGCCCTTCCAAGGGTACATAGCCTCAGCCTTAGCCTCAGGTTTAATCACTTCCTCCCACAGTGAGGCAGCATTGATGATGCCATCTGGAATGTAAACCTCAGCTCTCCACCACTCATTCACGAACTCTTTAGTAGCCCCTGCAACGAGGTAATCACAAGCATCTTTAAAGCCACTCAAATGCTTAACAATCTTAGCCTTCTGTCCGAACAGTTCAGCTACCTCCTTAGCAGCCTTCTTACCCGGCTCATCAGCATCGAAGCAGATCACAATGGATTCAAAGGTGTTCAGCCACTCATACTGAGCTTTACAGTCCTTTAGAGCCGCTTGTGCTCCGTTTCTAATGCTAACACTAGGCCACTGAGAGCCTGTAAGCTGGTAGCCTGCGAGTGCATCAAGTTCTCCTTCGTAGATGGTAATGTACTTACCCCCTGCGTGAAAGAGCTGCTGTCCGAACAACCTAGCATCCTTGAATGAGCCAAGAATGCTGAAAGTTTTGTCTGCCACTCGTCTAACTTTTGCTGCGACAACCCCTCCGGCATCGTCAGTGTAAGGGTAAAAGTGTTGTTCATTGTCTTGTTTAACTCCATACTTTTCACACGTTTGTAAGGTAATACCTCTGTCAGGTATTGACTTGATCTGACCTTTAATCTCTAACATTTGAGTCTTTCGAGGCATCACAGCCTGTTGTTTAACTGATAAATCACAAGCATCAGCTTCATGTTCAGTGTGGTGACAATTGAAACAGTAGAAGTGTCCATCGTCATATTCAGCACCTGCATCTGAACTACCGCAGTGCTCACAAGCTACATGGCGGAGGAACTTTGAAGGTGTCTTAGGTCTGGGTACAAGGTTAAGTTTCACTTTTAAGCACCTCCCTGAGGCCTTCAATGGTCTTTAGAGCCTTTTTATCTGGGTATCCATAGTAGATGTCACCCCTGAGCTGAAAAGCTGTGAAATCCTCTAGCATAGCCAAAGTATCAGCTAAAGCTTTCAAGCTTGAGTCACCTGCAAGGGAGACATGAGGGAAGGGCCAAGGTTTTGTATCGTCAATGTTCATTTTGAAAGTACCAATTTAATTAAAGTTACAATAATAACAAATAATGTCATCATCATAACAGTGAATCATCAGCAGGTGAGACATAACCATTACCGATCTTAGTTAAGACAGCCTCAGCTACATGAGACATCACCTTATCACGACCACTGTTAATGATTAAGTCAGCCATACTGTCAATGACAGACCAATACCAACACTCATATTCGACAACATCAAGTTCATTGTCATCAATCATTTCAATAGACATAATTATCCTTTCAATGGGTTAGTGTCTATATCACTATGTGAAACGTACACACTTTAAAGTAACTTTATAAGTAATACTTATAATATTATCTTTAATAGTGTATTTACTTTAATGAAACTTCTATGAAACATCATAGTTACTTTAAAGTAAGGGTAGCATACTTTTAAGATTCTGTCAAGCCATACTTAATAATCCCTACTTTCAGTAGTGTCAATATTGTCAATATTGTCTTCATCCTCCAAAGTATCATCCATATCATCCGCTGAAATGAGGTCTTGTCTGTCCTTTGTAGGTAGGTGAGACTCACTCTGTACAGTTTTAAAGCACTGTTGACATAGGTCTAAGAACATACCTGTAACAGCGTGTTTACGGGTACTTTCAAAGTCTGTCAGTATCTTGTCACAACATAGGCACTTCATACGTCCTCCAGTATCTCTAATAATTCCATATCATCAGGGTCATAGCCTAAGGTTTCAAACACCTTAGACTCAGCTTCATCCTCACTAGAGGCCATTACCCATACTGACTTCGTAGGGCTTACTTGATAACAATATTCGTTCATGATTGTCTATTTCCTCTTTAAAGGGTTAACTGTAGCCCATGCTTGCATATGCACTGGGTGTCCCTCTACATCGTAACACAGACTGTAAGCCCCGTCTATGTGCTTGAACCATAACAACCCTATGTGAGTCTTTATAGGTGTCTCTTTAGGTACATCGTATAAAGGTTTAGAAGGTTGTTCAACCCAGTCTTTTAAGTCAATTTCTGATAACATAGCTACCTACCCCTTAACGTATGTGAAATGAAGGCTTAGAGAGGCCATAGATAGCCTCCAAAGTGCTATTGTTGTCATGGTCAATGGTGCTTTGTTCCTCTTGTTCAGCTTTATAAGCTGCTTTAGCATCATATTCCAAGTCATCCCATTGGTTCTCAGATAAGACATCGGAAACATTAAAGCCATCATAAATGACACTGTTAAACTCAGCTACATCGCCTTCTGAGTCCATTTCGCATGACACTTTAACGACTGCTCTACTGTCAGCCAGTAAAGCCATGAATTCATAGGTTCTAGTGCTCATTACTTAGATTCCTTCCTAGTTATGACAAGTTTATAAAGGTTCGCAGGTTGACCTTCCAAGTTATTGTTATCTTGGAGCCACTCTTGAGCGAATGATAGCTTATTAAAGGTAGCTACCACAATACCTGAGGATATTGAGACAATCTTATACATCTAGAGTCCCCTTCGAAGGGTTTAGACGCTGTACAGATTGACTTAAAAGCCACTTGTCACCCAGTAGCCGTACTGAGCGGATCCACTTGCGACGATATTCACGCCTGACCTTCTCAGGTACATCGTATGACTTGAATAGTTCCCGTGTGTGTTTTAATAGTTTAGTATTCATTATTTAAGCCTCAGGGTGTGTTGATTGAAAGATAGACCTAGCTAGATCCAAAAGATCCTTAGCTTGAGTGTTTGTCAGCCCGTTATGCTCAGCATAGACAGAGATTGACAAGTAGTTGTTCACATAGTCCAAGTAGGTATTGATTAAAGAGTCTCGCATTTTGTCACCTCTACTTCAAAAGGGATTGAGTTATCAATAAAGGCCTGTCGGCTATTGTATGGGAGTGCAAAGATAGTTCCAAATTGACGATTGACAAGAGCTTGAACCTCTAACGGTAATTTACACAGTGCAAGCTCTGATCCATCTTTTGCATCTGTTTCTGTAACTTTTGTGCCGTCAGGAAAAGTCACATATTGCACTGCAGCAATTGATCCATGAGTGATTGTATACTTAGACATGATATTAAACCTTTGAGTCACTGAAAACAAATGTATAACCCTTACCATCGCTTGAGTCGCCATAGCACATGGAAGAGATATTCCAATCTAACTTATGCTTGGCAACTAAAGCCTTGACAGCGTGGAAATGTTGATCTAACTCATTCAGGCTGTAATCAGCACTGACAGTGGCATTAAAGCCCGTGTTAGTGTAGGCTTTGTAGTATGAGCCTTTAGAGTTAGTAGCTGGCATATACTTTGTGTGAATAGCGATCATCATGTTTCCTTTGAAGGTACGCCGTAGCGTGTATCCCTGCAACATTGCAGGCCATAGCATCCTACCATAGGACGCTACAGTCTGAAGTGTCATTTAGGAGACTCACTGAGCCAATAATCTATTGCAAGTGTTTTCGTATATTTCTCGAGCATTATCACTCAATGTTTCAACTGACAAGCTTCTAGCAGGTGTGAAATACTTAGTGAGTTTACAAAGCCTTGAATACTCTGTTGACCACTGCCCACCGTGACAGTGAGACAATGCCAAATAATAAGCTTCACAGATGTCAAAACGATCAAAGTACATGATAAATCCCTTACTTAACTAAGACATCGAAATAGGCCAATGCTCCGCAGGTCAGTGCAAGACCTAACAAGACTGCAGACAAGATGTCATAAATAGTTTCTTTGTTCATGATTTATGCTCCCTTTGCATAGTTACGTAATGATTTAATATATCCGAGCTTGTCTGAGTGGTTCTGTACGTTACCCTGCCATGCCACTACAATAGAGCCAGAGGACTTGCGTACACCTAGGAACCTGCCTCTGTTAGACTTATCACCTGCGTAGACCATCTGACCAGCTTGAACGTGCTTGAGCAGGTCTACAGGTACAGCCCAGATGTCGAAGATTGATTGATATTTCATAAGTTCTCCTAGTGGTGGTTAATAAAAGTTTACTCCAAAGCCCCTAGTAGAGGCTTCAGGGTATACTCTTACAGTTTAGCCATAGTGACAGAACTGTGAGCGTGTGTTTTGGTTAGGATAGTCAGGCATGATGAAGTGACACTGATAGGCATGAGGTGTTTGCTTCTTAATTTCCAAGGTCTTCGCAAGTGCCTCTGAAGGGTCTTTGCACTCTACTTCTACCTTGACTAACAGGTCACAATAAGCACCTTCTCTGTGTGTAATGGGTGTGTTGCCTGTGGCTGATAACACGCTGATGATTGTCTTGTACATATAAGCTCCTAGTGGTTTGTTGTTGCGATGTATGTATTGTGTGCTGTTAAACTTACATGAACCTTACAAACTGTAAATAATCCATACTTTTTCTCACAATCTGTAAGAGTTTTTCTCATGGTATCTAGAAGCCCCTTTTTAGGCCTTTAGAGCCTCTCAAGCTCAGGTAGTACCTTACCCCTTAGAGAAAGTTACTAACACCACAAGTGATACTTATCCACAATTCTAACTCTTATATAAGACTTAACCTGTTGATAACTGTATACCCCTAGGAGTATCTTATCCACAGGGTGTTGATAACTTGTGTATAACTTTAGATATACCCTGCCTAGTACTTCTAAGGGTTAACCCTGAGTAC